TATATGAATCAACAATAACTTCTTCGTGTGTAATGCTTGGACGTCCTGCACTAATTACGTTTTGTGTTGAACTAGTACGATCTGCAGCAACGTTTCCCATTCCTGTGAAGTTAACACGGAAACGGTATTGTAGTTTTGGCATCAAAGTCGAGTTATCACTAGCCGACGAAGGTACACCAAATTGATTTAAATTTACAGCCATCTTTTTCTCCTTAATAAACTGTTGTAGTTATATACTATATGTATTTATCATAATTGACAAAAAAAATAAAGGCCACTTTTAAAAAAAGCAACCTTTATTAAATTTAGTCGTATATAGCTACCTTTTAACCAAGTTCGCCAGTATTTACAATTCTAATTGGAATGTAAATAAATTCTGCTGACTTAGTAGGTTCAATTGCAACATCAATCCAAAATTCGTTTGCATCGATTCTTGCTGCTGTATTGTTTGTTTCGTCACATACTACTGCAAAGTCTGTTACACCTCTTGTTTGTAACACACCTGACATAAAGCCATCAAACGTTGCTTTTGCATTTGCTCTTGTGCTTTTGTCATTTGGCTCAAACAAGTAAGGTCTTGCTATTACGGCAAAACGTTCTCTTAGATATGCTGTTAAACGAGCAACATTAACACGATCAAGTGCTGATGCACCTGCATGTAATGTTTTCTGTCCAAATACAACTGTGCCTTCTGCCGGGAATCTTGCGATTGGGTTTAACTTAGCATTATACATTGTGTCTCTGTGACCTTGTGTAAGTGATACACCTACAAATTCGCCTTCTGCATTTAAATGACCTACACCTGATGCGTTTTGTACAACACCACGTGTTAAGCCTGCTGGTGCAAACCATTGGAAGCTCACGTTATCACTAAATGCATATGTGTATAATGCCATGTGTGATGCTGGAGCAACAACGTTATCACCTGTAGAAGGGTTAGTTGTTAATGCATGTGGGTAGTAAACTGCACTGTAAGTATTTTTAGTTACTAAGCCTGCTTCGCCATTAGCTGAAGCGCCTGCGCCTTGTACCCAAGTTACTGCTTGTGCTGGTGTTAAACGGAAAGGTGCGTCAACGATAACAAAACCTGTTTCATTTCTGTCACTGTTTAGTGCTACCATTTCGTCTGTCATTTCAGGATAACCAGGAGCTGCTATTAAGCTAAATGCTACTGTTTCTGCTCTATGGTCAGCTGCAGATGCACTTGCTTGCATTGCCGCTACAACTACTGCTCTTTGAGCATGTCTACCAAATGAACCTGATCCATCTGCTTGTGCTGGAGCATGGTTGCGCCATTTCCAAACTGTTGATAATGAACTATCGTACATTCTTACAGTACCACCCGAATGACACATGTTAATACCTGTTGTTCCAACTGGGTGTAATAATGGATTTGCGCCGATAATTACTGATTCAAAGGCACCTGCTGCTGTATCGTTTGGTGAAAGATCACCAAATACAACACCATTTGATGATGTTTGATCTGCATTGTCTTTCTTAACCCATGCACTACCGCTTGAACGGTAAATTGCTGGATAGCCTGCTTCATCAGTGTCGATCCAATAATCGCCTACTGAACCCACTGCTGGTGCGTCTGTTCCGTATGCTACGTTAGTTACACGCTTCCATTTTTGTGTTCCACTATCGTCTTCAACTTCGTAAATAGCTAATTCGTTAATGTCGCCATCATGCCAAACTGTACCATCTAATGGTGCACCTGTTGGCATTGTTGATGATGCTGTTACAACAACATTAGCCCAAGAACCTGATGTGTATGCTTTTACTACTAATTTATTAGCGGCAAGTTCTAACCAAATATCACCTTCTTGTAATGTTCTAGCTACTGCAGCCGAACCGTTTTGGTTAATGTCGCTTGTAGTTCCGTCTGGATCACTTGCGTCTGCATAAAGAGCCGGAGTTGATACAAAAGAACCTGATGCTGTTGTGTATTTTGAAATATCTAATTTAACACCGCTACCTGGTGAAGTAGTTTTAACCCATAAGTCTCCAACACTTGGTGAACTTGGTTCACTGTAGTGTGGTGCAAATGTGGCACCTGAGGCATCCCATGCGCCAGCGCCTGGTGATGCTGCTGCTTTCCAATATTCAATTTCTGTTGAACCTGGTGCTGCATCAACAGTTACTAGGTATGCGCCTGTAACTGATACAGCTGCTGGTGCTGAACCATCTGTAAGTTCTACTGTTGGTGTTACTGCTACCCAACCTGTGGCTTGGTATTCAAATAATCCCCAATTTGATTTGCTTGGATTAATCCAATTTGTTCCATTTGCTGCAGGACCAGTTGGTGCTGAGCTTTGTGGGCGTAGTGCTGTTAAATCAACGTCTGCACGTACAATGTACGCAGCTGAACTTTGACCTAAAAATGAATATGCAGCTAGTAAGCCGTATTCGTTAGTTTCATCACCTTGTTGAACTGTACCGCCAACTTTATGAAAATCAACGTTACCAAAGTTTTGTGTTAGTTCTCTTTGTGATGTTACTAAAACTGGTTTTCCAGCTTTAGCTTTGACAGTTTGTGCTGCCGTTGTTGTTGTACCAGTTGGGTCAACTTTGTCCTGACCTGTAGCAATGAATAACATTGGTACTGTGCCTGTTCCAGTTGGGCCGTATACTGATTCGTCTGTAATTGTTACCTGTACTCCAGGTGAAACAAGATTTGCCATGATTTAGCTCCTTTAGTTAGTACGTAGAATCGTGTCTACTTGTATTTATCGAAGGTGCTATAAAAAGGGGTGGTTACAGAGTTAAGTATATAGTTTATTATTCAACTATAGTAAGATTTGCCCAATCAGGAACGTTATGGTAATGTTCAATACCTTCTCCTTGCGCTGTGTTTTCATCATTTGACCAGTAATAGGGTTTACCTTCAATAGGATAACCTACGCTTACTGCAAAAGAAAATTTGTGATGAATTTGAGGTATATTCCATTTGGTTTTCCAACTATCCCATTCTAAGAAGTTATGTGGTATACATTTTGTAAATCCTGTTTTGAGTCCTAATTGTGTTGCTTTTGCAACTAATAACCCTGATTCAAATCCAGAAAAAAACTGGCTGGGATATATATCTTTACCTCTTTCTAAAGTATAAACATAACATATAGATCCATTTATTTGTGGTTGATATATTTTATCTGGGTTGTCTGGTTCCAATCCAAAATCGGGGTAACACAGTTTGCTTAACTCTAGCATACATTCTAAATTGCTAATTTTAATTACAGCAACATATCTATCGCTTGTTTGTTGTGGTGGCTTTGACGCCCATTCATCTAATATAGCTATTTTTTCGGGCTCAATGGACTTGGTTTGATCAAAGTTTCGTTGACAACTTGATAACTCTTGTAACGATGGATCGTTGTAATAATTGTTTCGCATTGTGAGTATTCCTTATTGTATAGTATGTATTTATTACAATAAGTATTTTAGCGTTTGTTGACGTAGATCTTCTAATGTGCTTGTGTTATTAATCTGTCTATCAAATGTCCAACCTGCCCAACTCCATTCACTAGGGTGAACGCTTGGATATTGTGTTTCCATTAGCTGTGGTGCGTGTTCTATGTTTGCCTTACAAGCAGAGCCCCACCATTCGGGTTCACTATCTCGCCATACAACGGCTGTTGTTCCGCCTAAACGTTTAATTACATTTAATTCATTGAAGAATCTACAGTCGCTTATAACAACATTCTTTTCAGTCATTGCAATTTGACGTTCACATGCCGCTACCCATATGTCTGGATGAAAATGTCTACGCATAACATCTGTGCCTACTTGCTGTAGTGCTAGTCTGGGTGTGAAGTTAGGAATACTTAAACGTTCGGCCCACCATTCGTCAACAGTTTCTCTCCAGACTCTGCTTTCGGGTGTGTTACCTTCTAGTAGTATTCTATCCCATTGAAATACATTAGCACATGCATCTTTTAGCACACCTGCAAAACTGATACGCTGAAATCCTTCTTCAATTAAGAATCCGGCCGCTGTATCTTTGCCGTGTCCAATAAGCCCACATATACCAATTACTTTTTTCAATGAAATCTCCTATAACTTTAATATATTATAGTGGAATATTAGGAATTTGTCAAGAAGTATAATTTGCAACAAACATATTGCAACCTGGAACTATTTTAGGTTCTTTGTTAAATTTTTCTGCCCAGTCAAATAATGCATTTCTTACTTCTTGCCAATGTATATCATCGCCACATAGTACTGAAACATCTTTAAAGTATTCAAGTTGATCATACACTTCTTTGTATGTGTGATCTCCATCTAAATATACACCATCAAATTGTATACTTTGTATTTGTTGTTTAGAATCTTGAAATGATACTGGTATAATATCTTTTATAATATTATAATTTTGATGCTGTGATATTAATTCTATCATAATATCTTGTTGAGTTTTGTTATTAGAATAGGAATCATCTAAATAGTTGTTTACTTCAGTTGTATATGGCATCAAGTAATCCAACTGCTCATGTTTAAGTGTTTTATAATCTAACATAAACAAATCAACTATGTAGTATTCAGTAGTTGGCGGTAATACATCAAGCCAGCCCCAAGTACTACGCCCCCATCCACATCCAATTTCTAAAAATTTAGGATTGTCTGGTAATTGATTAACTATTTTTTGATAATACTTGTGTTGTAGTGGATCTACCCAACCAGGCACATCTGATGCAACATTGCATTGATACATGTATATTATCCAATAACAAAACCTAAGCCGCTTTGTCCATCATTATATAATGTTAGCTCAGTTTCTAATTTGTCTATCTCAGTCATTGCATCAGTTCTAAGCTGATCTGCATTCATTGTTGTTCCACCTTGTGGTCCTGCAATCTGTGTAAACTTACCACGTGCTTCAGCTATCATAAGTTTTGCATGACATAATGCATAGTCTTTAAGCCAAGGACCAGCATATTGATCAGTTAACAAACCTTCATCTGTTCTATAGTTATAGCACCAAAGCACACAGTTGTCAGGTGCTTTAATTTTTCTATGGATAATAAGTTTTTTATCTTGATGACGCCAAGTAAACATAAGCTCTGCTCCAAACAAGCGGCCCATTGTTTCTCTGCTTTGTTGTAAGAAGTCAAATGTAGCTAATCCACCTTTACGTGAAGAGCCGAGCAAGTATGTTTGCATGTATGCTGATTGAAATGGTTCAAAATCGTTACCACTACTTGCACTTACACCAGTTGTACGTCTAAAGATATCACGTACTTCAATAACTTCGGTTGGTAATGTATATTCACTTTGATCAACTAATAGTTCCATAACAATAAAACTTTCTTCGACTGCATTTTCACTTCGCTGTCTATACTTTTGTAAACTTTTGTTAATAGCTAGTTCATAATGTTCTGGATCAAGCTCAACGTCGACCATTCCTCCGCCTAAACGAAGTTCAATTTCTTTTTGTAATTCTGCTTTTTTACTCATGAATACATTCTCCTGGAATTCTTTTCCTTACTATGTATTTATCATAGTACCTAGATATTTAACATACGTTCACCGTACCTAACAGGATTCTCTAAGCATTCATTGAGATAATGTCTAGCTGATTGACGCCAGGCTGCATAACAATCGTCTTTTAAATCTTCTATAAATAAGATTTGTTCAAAATCTGTAGTTCTATAATAATCCATATCATGTTTATATGTGAAATCAATTAGATCATCAGTTGAAGATGTATGTTTAAAGCTATGTGTTTCAATTATGTCAGGTGTATGTGAAGTATAAGTTAACCCATTCCATGCTTCGTTGACATCACTAAATGGTTGATATATGTTATTGCATGTGGGTAATTTATAATCTAGGAAAATAATTTCTGTAGATTTTTTCTGAGCCCATCTTGCATGTAATCTACTTCCGCCTGGATGTATAACATGACCATTCTTAGAATTTTGTGAATAACATACTGGTTTGTAATGTATTTCTTGATCTGCCATCCACAAATATTGAATTAAATGTCTACACATCTCACTTGTAGGATTTTCAATAAAGTTTGATGGATCATTAATAAAAAAATCATAATTATCATTAATAGAGTGCCAATTATTTCTAACAAAAGTTATATGACGAGTCATATGACTTATAGCTTGGTCTTCTATATTATAAATTGTGCTTGCTTCTAATGTTCCTATATTGCCACCTAATTTTATATGATTGTTATACCATCTTACAAAATCATTGTATGCACTCATTTTAATAAGTCCTCAGAAAGTTCCACTAATGTATCAGCATACTTTATATCTACTTCAGAATCAGTATTTAATTTATCAATGTTAGGTACTTCTTTATTTGCTAAGTCTTCCAAGAATATATAATTAGTTTCATCTGGGTTTAAGTAGCTTATATCCAGCTCGTCCATGCTTACATGCTTTAGTTTATCTACTACATTACCTAAGAATGGATCTCTAATATCAAAGAATTCATATCTACCTGTTTCAAATATAAAGAACTTTCTAAAAACATAATCATCTTTTACAAATGCACTTAGATGTGGAAAGCGTCTAACAATTCTTGCACTCTTAGGACCAAACAATGTACCAGAGAATACATATATAATTTTCCATATTCCTATTTTTGTTAGCTCTTGTACTGCTACATCAAAATCTAGTCTATCTTCAAAT